AGGTAAGACAACTACGGTTGCAGCTGTTCTATTCTGGTATTTAATGTTTCATGAATCAGTCTCTATAGCTATTCTAGCTCATAAGTCTCAACAATCAAGAGAGATTCTATCTCGTATAGCATTAGCATATGAGCATTTACCAAGATGGTTACAACTTGGTGTAGTGGAATGGAACAAAGGTAACGTAGAGCTAGAAAATGGCTCAAAAATATTAGCAGCATCTACCTCAGCATCAGCTATAAGGGGTGGATCTTTTAACCTAATTTACTTAGACGAGTTTGCTTTCGTACCAACGCATATACAAGAAGAGTTCTTTGCTTCTGTATATCCTACGATTTCATCTGGTCAAACATCTAAGGTACTTGTTACATCAACGCCTAACGGACTTAATTTATTCTATAAGATATGGAATGATAGTGAGAACGGTCATAATGATTATAAGCGTATTGATGTCCATTGGTCGGACGTACCTGGAAGAGATGAGAAGTGGAAAGAGCAGACTATAAGAAATACGTCTGAAGATCAATTTAGAGTTGAGTTTGAATGTGAGTTTATTGGTTCATCTAATACACTTATATCACCTTCAACACTGAAACGTTTAGTATATGAACGACCAATATGGGAGCAAGGATCAACGAGAATATATGTACAGCCAGAGATGGACCATACATATTTTCTATTAGTTGATACAGCGAGAGGAGTTAATAAAGATGCGTCAGCTATTATAGCAATAGATGTAACTGTATCACCAGCTGCGGTTGTAGCTGTGTATCAGGACAATGAAGTATCACCTTTTAACTTCCCGCAAGTGATTGCTCAATTCCATAGAAAGTTTAATAATGCTTACATACTAGTTGAATCAAATGATATTGGTATGTCGGTAGTAGAGACTTTACACAATGATATGGAATTAGAAAACGTACTTATGTCAGCAGCAAGAGGTAGAGCCGGACAGGTTCTATCATCAGGGTTTGGTAGTGGTGGACAGTACTTTGGCGTTAAGACTACGAAGCAAGTCAAACGTACAGGATGCCTAAATCTAAAGACATTAATAGAAGGTGATCAACTAGTTATCAACGATTTTCGTATACTAGATGAACTCACGCATTTTGTTCAAAGAGCTGAGTCTTGGGAAGCAGAAGGCGGTAATCATGATGACCTCGTGATGTGCCTTGTTCTCTTTGGCTGGTTAAGTATACAAGATTATTATAAAGAAATAAGCAGTACCGATGTTAGAAAAGTTCTTCAAGCTGGACAACAGAAATATATTGAAGAAGAAGTTCTACCATTCGGTTTTTTAAATGACGGTATGGAGATGGATACATTAGATGGCTATTCGAAAATAGCTGACTGGTAGAAGTTTTTAAACCACAGGAACATATAAATATAATCAAACTATTTTTGATTTTATATAGAGGAGCATAACATGGCATTTCAAGTCAGTCCTGGTGTAAATGTAAGCGAGATCGATCTTACAACGGTCGTGCCAGCTGTATCCACAACAGAAGGTGGATTAGCGGGTGTATTTAATTGGGGACCTGCCGAACAAAGAGTACTAGTAGATAGTGAAACATCTTTAGTATCGCGTTTCGGTGAGCCAACAAGTGATAACTTCGAGACATTTTTTACAGCATCAAATTTTTTAAACTATGGCAATAAACTATACGTTGTCAGAACCGTGTCTAGTGCTGCACGAAACGCTACTGGAGTAGCCAATACCTCAGCTAATACTGATGGTGTGTTAATCAAAAACATGGAAACGTTTGACGCTGGTAGTTATACTGCTAACGCAAATCATATTTGTGTGGGTAAATACGCTGGTGTTAAAGGTAATGGTTTAAGAGTAGAAGTTTGTGATAGCGCAGCTGCATGGAGCAGCAATGTAGATATTGATTCATCAGCAGATGTTAAATCAACTTCTAGCTTAGCATTCACAGTCGGTTCGAACGTAGCAGTATTAACCTTAACAGGTGAAGACGCATCAGTAACTAACACAGCATTAGAGACAGCTTATGACGCATTAGCCGCTCAACTTCAAGTTGGCGATCTAGTCGAAGCTGGTAATTCATCTATTGGTGAAGTTAAGTTATCAATCAAGTCTATTCCAAGTAATGGAACAGCACAAGCATTAGATGGAAGCGTAAGTTCGCTTAAAGCTAACATCCAATTGCACTCACGTTACACACTTTCAACAAACGTTGAAGAAACAATCATTAGAAGATATTGGAAATATTTCAATAGCTTCGATAGTGCCCCAGGCACTTCATCATTTGCAACTAGCAAAAGCGGTGTCGGTGATGAGTTACACGTAGTTGTAGTAGATGAGGATGGAGATATAACAGGTACACCAGAAGTAATTATAGAGAAATGGGAATCATTATCTAGAGGTACTGACGCTAAGAATGAGTCAGGCGAATCAATGTATTACTATAATGTAATTAACAATGGTTCAAGCTGGATATACTTCGTTAATCATCCTGCTGCATCTTATACAGGTACATCAGCAACAAGAACAGCATTATCATCAACTAAGCCATACAATTTCGCATTCGGCGGAGGTTTAGACGGTAATTCAGAAAGCGCTATCTCAATGGGAGATGTAGCTGTTGGATATGATATGTTCTCAGACGCTGCAGACGTAGATGTAAGTCTACTATTATCTGGTAAAGCTAAAGGTGGAACGCACGGAGAAGGAATTTTAAATTACATTATCGACAATATTTGTGAAGTAAGAAAAGATTGTATCGTATTTGGTTCGCCAGATAGAGCAGACACAGTTGGTGTAACATCACCATCTACTGCTACCGATAACGTTATCGAATTCAGAAACGCAGTTAGAAGTTCATCTTACGGTGTGCTAGATAGTGGTTATAAATATCAGTACGATAAGTTCGGTGATGTATATAGATATGTACCATTAAGTGGAGACATAGCCGGCTTATGCGCAAGAACAGATGCAGAAAGAGATGCATGGTTCTCACCAGGTGGATTCAACAGAGGTCAAATAAAGAACGTTGTTAAGTTATCTTTCAATCCGAGAGTAGCTTTCAGAGATCTTCTTTATAAGAATGGTATTAACCCAGTTGTTGCATTCCCAGGTCAGGGCACAGTGCTTTTCGGTGACAAAACGTTACTTGCTAAGCCATCAGCATTCGACAGAATAAATGTTAGAAGACTATTCATAGTATTAGAGAAAGCAATCTCTACAGCTTCTAAGTTTACGTTGTTTGAATTCAATGATGAGTTTACAAGATCACAGTTTGTGAACCTAGTAGAGCCGTTCTTGAGAGATATACAGGGAAGAAGAGGCATATTTGACTATAGAGTCGTATGTGATACTTCTAATAACACAGGTGAAGTCATAGACAGAAATGAATTCATCGGAGACATTTACGTTAAACCTGCAAGATCTATTAACTTTATTCAATTAAACTTTGTAGCAGTACGAAGTGGAGTAGAGTTCTCAGAAGTAGTTGGTAAATTTTAAGGAGTAAAAGATGGCATTTAATATTAATGAAATCAGATCACAGTTAGTACTTGGCGGTGCACGTTCTGCTCTTTTCCAAGTAAGAATAAACAACCCAGCTAACGGTGCAGGTGACTTAAAAGCTCCTTTTATGATAAAGGCTTCAGCACTTCCTGCCTCGACGCTAGGTACTGTTGAAGTTCCTTACTTCGGAAGAAAGTTTAAGGTTGCTGGAAACAGAATCTTTAACCCATGGAACGTTACAGTAATAAATGACGAAGACTTTTTAATCAGAAACACCATGGAAGAGTGGATGAGTTCGATTAACAGTCACCAAGGTAACTTGAGAGAATTTGGAGCAGCGAGTCCATCAGAGTACAAGACTGATGCAACAGTAACTCAGTTTTCTAAAACAGGAGCCGCGATAAGAGAGTATAAGTTTGTAGGAATCTTTCCAACAGACGTTACTGAAATCAGCGTCAACTGGGAGCAGATAGATGAAATTCAACAATTCGATGTTTCGTTCCAATACGATTACTGGACAGTTAGCGGTATCACAGGTAACGCTGGCACAGACGCTTAGTAGCAGTGATGCTAAATACATTAGAGGGCTAAAGAAACTTAGCTCTCTAATTTTTATAATGGAGACTACCTAATGGCAGAATTATTCGGCTTCGAGATTAATCGAAAAACAGGCGTATCAGCAAACGATTCGTCAGAACATAAATCATTCGCACAACCCCAATTTGATGACGGTGCCGTCAACATTAATTCTATGGGCGGAATGTATGGCACATACGTTGACCTCGAAGGAACAGCAAAGAATGAGGCTGAGTTAGTCACACGATATAGAAAGATGTCTCTACAACCTGAAGTAGAGCACGCAATTGATGATATTATTAATGAATCAATAGTATCAGATCCAACACAACCCGTTGTTGATATTAACCTTGACGCATGTAAGGATATGTCACCAAAGGTAAAAGACCTCGTACATGAGGCATTTAGTCATACTACTGAATTACTAGGCTTATCGTCTACTGGATATGAAACATTCAGAAGATGGTATGTTGATGGACGTCTATATTATCATGCTATAATTGACGACAAAGATCCAACAAAAGGCATACAAGAATTAAGATATGTCGATCC